CACTCGTATTAACGATGACGCTATTGAGCGGTTGCACTAATAAGGTGACGACTAAGACAGAATATATATATCCGCCTCAAGCATTTCTAACGCCTTGTGTTAAAACTCCATTCACTGGTAGCACATACGGTGAGGCGGTGGAGTATTTGATTATAGTGCAAGGCGAGCGTGATATGTGCGCTAGCCAAATAACCCACATTAATAAGTGGGTTGAAAGCACAAAGAGCAGCAAATAATCTTAAGAAAAAAACTAAAGATCGCCAAATAAAGTGCGGTCTTTTTTTATTTTAAAGGTTTGATTTTAAAGATTAAAAGGTACTCCTGAGGGGATACCCCTTTCCGCGGGGTTTCGGGCGCGCGGTTTTCGACAGTTTTTTGACATCTTAGGCATCATCATCTTTTTAAGGTTTTTGGATTTTTGGTAGGTTTGGCATGGAGAATTTATTTGATTTAAAACTCAATATAAATCAGATCGCCGAACTGGTCGGAATGCATCGTCAAACCGTATCGCAACGGGTTGCAGGGCTTACCCCTGCTATTGGCAGTAACTCCAAGTTAAAGCTCTATGCGCTATCTGATTTAATCAAAATCGGACTTGCTGAAAAAATGACGGGTGATGTTGATAGTTTGTCGCCCGTTGAGAGACGAGCATTTTGGCAAGCGGAAAACGAAAAGCTTAAATATGAGCGCGACACTGGAGAGCTAGTTCCTGCTTTTGAGGTTGCTCAAGAGATGAGTTTTTTGGCTAAGGCTGTAGTGCAATCACTTGATACTTTGCCAGATATTTTAGAGCGTGATTGTGGATTAACTCCGTCACAATTAACCCGTGTAATACAGGTAATTGATGATGTTAAATCGCAAATGTCATCACATGTACAGACTGGTGATGACAAATCAGAGGAGCAATAATGTTTGCATCAGCTAAAGATATTAGACGAGATATTGCAAATCTGCTTAAACCTCCACGCCGAATGAAAGTATCCGAGGCTGTCGCAGAGTATATGCGCGTGCCTGTTGGTGGTGGCAACTCTGTTAAATGGGATAAAGACACAGCGCCTTACATTATTGAGCCAATGGATTGTTTAAACTCGCGAGAATATGACGCTGTCGTTTTTGTTGGTCCTGCCCGTACAGGCAAAACAGTTGGATTGATTGATGGCTGGATTACTTATGCGATTATTTGCGATCCGTCAGATTTCCTCTTGGTGCAACTTACACAAGAGAAAGCCAGTGAGCATAGCCGTAAACGTTTAGACCGCACTTTTAGATGCTCGCCTGAGATTGCAAAAAGATTAAGCCCCCGTAAAAACGATAACAATGTACATGACAAATATTTTAGAGCTGGCAACCTGTTAAAAATAGGCTGGCCATCTATCAACGTATTATCATCATCAGACTATAAATACGTTGCGCTAACTGATTATGACCGCTGGCCAGATGATGTGGACGGTGAGGGCGACGGCTTTAGTTTAGCGTCCAAGCGTACAACGACATTTATGAGTGCAGGCATGACACTTGTAGAGAGTTCTCCAGGCAAAGATATAGTTGATCTAAAACACCATCCTAAAACTACTCACGAGGCACCGCCAACGACTGGTATTTTGTCGCTATATAACCGTGGAGACAGACGTAGATTTTATTGGCAATGCCCTAGTTGCTCCGAATGGTTTGAGCCATCAATGGCTAACATGGTCGGCTATCGTGATGATACCGATTATGTTAAGGCAAGCGAAAATGCTCGATTGCAATGCCCTCATTGTCAATCTCTCGTAGATCCTGATAAAAAACGAGCATTAAACATCAGTGGCAAGTGGTTAAAAGATGGGCAAACGATAGATAAAGACGGTGTGATACATGGAGAGGGAAGAAACTCTCGTATTGCATCATTTTGGCTAGAAGGTCCTGCAGCTGCTTATCAAACATGGGCGCAGTTAACTTATAAATTACTCAACGCTGAACACGAATTTGAGATGACCGGCAGTGAGGAGACCTTAAAAGCGGTAACTAATACTGACTGGGGATTGCCTTATTTGCCACGCTCAGCGCTTGAGCAACGTAGAAGTGATGAGCTAATGGAGCGGCGTGAAGAAACCGAAAAAAGAACGGTGCCTTATGGGTGCCGTTTTTTATTGGCTGCGGTTGACGTACAGGGTGGGCGGAACCGTCGCTTTGTAGTCCAAATTGTTGGCTATGGCGAAAACAGCGAACGATGGCTCATTGATAGATACAACATTAAATCATCAATGCGGAGCAATTCAGACGGAGAAAGTCTCCAGATTGACCCGTCCGCCTACCCTGAGGACTGGGATTTGCTCATTAGTGATGTGCTTAATAAGCAATATCGCGTTGATGGATTGGATGGAGGATTTATGCCAATCCTTGCAATGGCCGTGGATAGCGGTGGTGAGGATGGTGTAACAGATAACGCTTATAAGTTTTGGCGTAGATGTAAGCGCGATGGATTATCTAAACGCGTCTATCTCGTTAAAGGTGATAGCACCAAGCGTCAAAAACTTATTACGCGCACTTACCCTGATAACACCTCTCGATCAGACCGGCATGCTCAAGCGCGCGGCGATGTGCCTTTGTATTTACTCCAAACAGATCAACTCAAAGATCGCATTAGTAACGCATTAAGCCGTGAGACGGTTGGCGCTAACTATATCCATTTCCCATCATGGTTAGGCGAATGGTTTTTTGATGAGCTGACTTATGAGGAGCGCGGACAAGACGGCAAATGGCGTAAACCAGGTAAAGGCAACAATGAGGCGTTTGACTTATTTTGCTATGCCCACGCTATTGCCATTTTGAGAGGCTATGAACGTATTAAGTGGGGCGATGAGGATATCGTCCCTCACTGGGCAAGGCTGCCAGACTCAAATCCTAACGTAATACGAAAAGAGACAACCGCACCGGAAGTGGAAGCAGAAAGTGCGGTAGAAATTGAACAAGTTAAACCGCAAACGAAAGCCAAAACCAAAAGTAATTGGCTAAATGGTGGCGGAAGTAAAAAAAGTGGTTGGCTTTAACTCCTAGACAACCTTAAATCGGTAGATACCGAGCCTATGAAAAGGTGGATATGTTGCGGTAATAACTCAAGCCCTGACTAGAGATAGTTGGGGCTTTTTATTATCTAAATTTGGAGATAGAAAATGCAATTAGCAAATCCCGAAAATTTTAAACAGTTTGTACAAAATAAAGGCTCTAAAACTATTACCACATCAGAAACTGTAGCAAAAGTTTTTGGCAAGTATCATTACCATGTTATACGTGATATCCGTGAAATTTTAGAATCTGGTGATGACGAATTTAACCGAACCAATTTTGGTTTGGTTGAATACATCGACAAAAAAGGCGAAAAGCGCCCAATGTTTGAGATGACAAAAGACGGATTTATGTTGTTGGTTATGGGATATAAAACCAAAAAAGCAATGGCAATTAAGATCGCTTACATCAAAGCATTTAATTTTATGCAAGATCAATTGCTATCTGGCAACATGACATTGCTTGAGCAATATTACCAAGCCTTAGGTGAGCATAAAGCCGAAAAACAATTAGCAAGCGTTTGTGGTAAAGCATTGAATGAATGGAAAGGTAAAAAGCCGTTGCTTGAAGCAACACTAAAAATCTTTGAAGACAAATTGCAAATTGAGTTACCACTACTTAACTAACCGCACCGTAAAAAGTGCGGTTTTTTATTGGGGCAAAAATGGCTATCTACGACAGAGACGAACTCGAAGAAAAAATCCGAACACTTGATGAAAAGATCGAAAACGCCCAAAGCCAAGTTAGCTTTAACGGGCGATCGGTATCTTACCAAGTGTCCGAATGGACAAAACAACGTGACCGCTATCAACAAATGCTTAATGAGTTATTAGCGGAAACAAGACAGCACGTTAAACGCCACAGAATTAAATATGCGAGATTTTAAACGATGGGAATATTAGATAAAACGATTGCCGCAATCTCGCCTAAATGGGGCGCACAGCGAGCAAAAAGCCGATATGTGATGAATGCATACGAGGCAGCAATGCCAAGCCGTACGCATAAAGCAAAACGAGAAAGCCAAGGTGCGAACATTTCAACAAAACAAAGTGCGGTAAGTTTGAGAGAACAGGCCCGTGCGTTAGATCAAAATCACGATATTGTGATTGGAATCCTTGACAAGATGGAAGAACGTGTCATTGGCTCACGAGGAATCCATATTGAACCGCAACCACTTAATTTAAGCGGTGATGTTGATGAAGATTTGGCAGATCAGATCCGTAAAAAGTGGGCGGAATGGTCTGTGCGACCAGAAGTTACAGGACAATTTACGCGCCCAGAACTGGAGCGGATACTTTTAAGAACTTGGTTGCGAGACGGTGAAGTATTTATCCAACTCGTGCGTGGTGTGGTGGCTGGGCTTAATCATAGCACGGGCATTGCATTTAGTCTTGAGGCGTTAGAGCCTGATTTTGTGCCGATGTGGCAATCAGATACTGCTAATGTAATCCAAGGCATAGAGATCAACGCTTGGCGCCGCCCTGTGTCTTACCGTGTTTACATGGATAACCCACAGGAAAATAACCGCACTTACGGGCGAGTTAAGTCAGTGCCGGCAGAAAATATGCTGCACCTTGCGTTTAAAAAACGCTTACACCAGTTGCGTGGCGTATCAATGTTGCACGGTGTAATTGTCCGACTTGCCGACCTAAAAGACTACGAGGAGAGCGAGCGCGTGGCCGCACGAATTGCCGCCGCCTTTACGATGTACATCAAAAAAGGCGATGCCGCACTTTACGGAGATAATGAGGATTACAGCGCAGACAGTCCGGAGCGAGATTTTGAGATTGCTCCAGGTGCAATCATTGATGATTTAAAACCTGGTGAGGACATCGGGTTAATCAACTCAAACCGACCAAACGTTAACCTTGAAACCTTTAGAAATGGTCAGTTAAGAGCAACAGCAGCAGGAACCCGCTCAAGTTACTCAAGCATTGCCCGTGACTATAACGGGACTTACTCAAGCCAGCGACAAGAGCTGGTGGAGAGCTTTGAGGGCTACTCCGTTTTACAAGATACCTTTGTTGCACATATCTCTCGCCCGATTTATCGCGAATGGCTAAAAATGGCGATTGTCAGCGGTGAAATTGAGGTGCCAGTCGATATCGATCCAGCGTCACTTTATAACGCTGTTTACAGTGGACCTGTGATGCCATGGATTGATCCGACAAAAGAGGCGCAAGCGTGGAAAGAGCGCATAAAAGGTGGATTAGCAACCGAAAGTCAAGCGGTACGGGCAAGCGGAAGCAACCCAGCAGAAGTTAAACGCAGACGAAGAGTTGAGGTTGAGGAAAACCGCAAATTTGGTCTCAAGTTTGACACAGATTTAACTAACACAGGTACGACAAATGAAAAAGCAAAAGATGATTCTGTCGCCGGTGGCGATGGCAGCGAGCGCGACAAAGACGAATAATCAGTCTTGGTACTCAATCAAAGCCAAAGCGAACGATACGGCAGAGATCTCAATTTACGATGAGATTGGATTTTGGGGTGTATCTGCGGCGAGCTTTGCGCAGGACTTAAAAGACTGCGGAAATAATCTCAAGCAGATTAACTTACATATTCACTCGCCAGGTGGCGATGTTTTTGACGGAATCGCCATTTACAACTTGTTAAAAAATCACCCGGCAAATGTGACAGTTTACATTGACGGATTAGCTGCAAGTATGGCGAGCGTTATTGCAATGGCTGGCAATGAGGTAATTATGCCAGAAAATGCAATGATGATGATTCACAAGCCTTGGGGAATTCAAGGGGGCGATGCTGAGGATATGCGCAAGTATGCTGACCTATTGGACAAGGTCGAAAATACGCTAATCCCTGCTTACGCAAACAAAACAGGAAAAACACCTGAAGAATTAGCAGAAATGCTATCAGCAGAAACTTGGCTCAACGGAAAAGAATGTGTTGAGCAAGGATTTGCCGACAAACTAGCCGAACCACTTGTGGCGATGGCGTCTATTAAATCACGAAAATTAGAGGACTTTGAAAATATGCCAAAAGCAATGAAAGACATGTTGTTTAAGCCACAAGGCAACGCTGGTACAAATCCAGCATCACAAGCAACACAAACTGAACAATCAGCGCCAGTAAATCAAACTCAAACTATGACAGTAGATAATACTACACAAGTGCAAGCCGAGTTAAATAAACGCAATGCGGATATTAAAGCCGTATTTACTCCGTTTGGCACAGCTCATAATGATTTGTTAGTAGAGTGTTTAGGTGATTTATCAATTACCGCTGAGCAAGCAAAAGACAAATTGTTAGCTAAACTTGGTGCAAATACAACACCAAGCGCAGCGCCTACCGCATACGCTGGTAATGGTAATATTGTTGGCGACAGTGTTAAGCAATCATTGTTAGCACGTGCAGGTATTGATAAGGATCAATCAAACACAAAAGCTAACGCATATAGCGGTATGAGCTTGCGCGAATTAGCTCGAGCATCACTTGCAGATCGCGGCGTTAGCGTTGCTGGTCAAAATGCAATGGGTATTGTCGGTTTAGCATTCACACATTCAAACTCTGACTTCGGTCAAATCTTAATTGATGTGGCACACAAATCATTATTAAAAGGCTGGGAAAGTGCGGTAGAAGATTACGAAAAATTTACTACTCGCGGCACTCTAACCGATTTCCGCGCAACTAAACGCGTTGGTCTTGGTAGTTTTAGCTATCTCCCTGAAGTTGGTGAAGGTGAAGAATACAGCTATGGCAAGATTGGCGATGAAGGTGCGAATGTAGCGCTTGCGACATACGGTCAATTATTCTCAATCACTCGTCAGGCAATCTTGAACGATGATATGCACCTATTGACTAAAATCCCTGAGAAAATGGGGCAAGCTGCAAAAGCAACCATTGCTAAATTAGTATTCGCACTATTAACTGGTAACGCTATTGCTCAAGACGGTAAAAAATTATTTGATGCGTCACACAACAACGCATTCAACAACGCGGCACTAGATATTACAAACATTGATAAAGCTATTCAAATGATGAATGGTTTCGTTGATGCAAGTGGTCAGCCTTTAGCTATCGAGCCTGAATTCTTGTTAGCGCCAACGTCTTTATATACTCGCGCTAAACAATTATTAGGCTCTACAAGCGTAGAGGGTGCGGATATTAACTCAGGAATCATTAATCCATTGCAAGGTGTTGTAGATCCAATTAAATCTGCTCGTTTACAAATTGCAAATCAGAAAGAATGGTACTTGATCAATAAAGAGGCTATTGAGGTTTCATATCTTGACGGCATTGATACTCCATACATCGAGCAGCAACAAGGCTTTACCGTTGATGGTGTAGCTACTAAAGTTCGCATTGATGCAGGCGTGAATGTAATTGACTATCGCGGCATCGTTAAAGTTACAAACAAGTAACTTAGAATCCATTAAATAGTGACCGCACTTTTAAATAAGGTGCGGTTTTTTATTAAATAAATCATAGGATTAATTGAATATGGCTAAAAATTATGTACAAGATGGCAATACAGTACGCTTTACCGCAACCGCTGCGATGAAGAGTGGTGATGTGGCAATGATCGAAAATCTTGCAGTTGTTGCAGTATCTGACGTTGCTCAAGGTGGTGTAGGTGTTGGTTTAACTACTGGTGTTTTTACTGTAAAAGCAAAAGCGGCAGATGATATCAAACAAGGTGCGATTGTTTACTGGTCAACTGATGGCGCAACAACCACCGCAGGCAGTAATAAACGCTTAGGCGTTGCGTGGCGCGCAAGCGGTGCATCTGTGGAAACCGTAGATGTCAAGATCAACGCTTAGTCCATTTGATGTAGCAATCGCACAGGCGGACAAAGTCATATCAGATGTGATGATGTCCGTCTATGTCATCAATGGTAAAAAATACAAAGCGGTGTTAGATGAGGAGCCAAGAGTTATGGGTGGCGGTGGCGATGATTATTTAATCAATGGCACAACCAGGACTTTAGCTCTTTTTAAATCATCTGGCTATAAACCAAAACTTGGCGATGTTATCACCGCATCTAATGCGAAATATGTCGTCCGTGGTTTTAGTTTTGAAGATGGTAAGATTGTATTGCAGTTGGAGTAAATGTGACGTCTAAGATCGAAGGATTGGCGGCATTACAGGCTAATTTTGAAAAATTAGCTAGTCAATCTGTGCCTAAATGTGTGGCTAAAAGCATTAATAAAGTAGCGCGAAATGCCATTAAAAACGGAACAAAAACCGTGTCCAAAGAGGTTAAAGCGCCAATAAAATTAATCAAAAAGCGAGTCCAGCTAACTAAAAAAGCCACACCTCGGAGACCTGTTGCAAAGATACGTGTAAACCGTGGAAACTTGCCTTTAATTCGGTTACTAGAAAGCTCTAGATATCGTATTAATATAGGACGGGGGCAGGTTAAAATCGGGCAACATAGAGTCCAGAGAGGTTTTATCCAAACCCTCTCAAGCGGACGAAAGCAGGTGATGCAGCGCAGAGGGAAATCCCGCTATCCTATTGATGTGGTAAAAATACCGCTTTCTACACCTCTAACCAATGCGTTTCACCGTGAACTGAAGAATTACTCGGAGCAGGTGAAAGTTGAACTATCGAAAGAATTGAGCGCTGTTTTTCGAAAATAAGGAGTAGGCGGTGCAAATCCATAAGAAAATTAGACATCAAATTTTTAATCTACTCAATACTAACATTATAGGTGTTGAGAATTATTATTCTGGTCGCCCTTTGTTTATTGATATAGATCAAGAAGCATCGGCAATCGCAATATCTATTGATGATATCTCTTGTGAGTCAATAGATCTCTGCAACCACGAATATACTGCAACCTTAAACATCTCAACTTATTTGAAAACCGCTGTAGGCGATGATGAGCTAGACGATATCGCTGAGCAAATTAAACAACGATTGGAGAGCACTATAGCGAGTGATGAGCTATCGGAAACTATCCAAGAAATTGATTTGATGAGCTACGAATATGAGCAAGACGCAACAAATCGCACCTGGTTTGTCTCCAGCCTTAAGTATCAAATTAAATACGAGGACTAAATATGTCAACACAAACAACCCCTTTCCAAGGGACTAAGTTTTATTTAGGCATTGGCTATGATGCGGAAAAAGCTATCACCGCTTGCACTGTTACGCCAAACGCCACAATTACCGCAACAGGAAATGGCTTAAAAGCTGGTGATTTTATCCGAATTACTGGCTTAGGCGCATTAGATGGCTGTTACCCTGTAAAATCTGTTTCTACTGACACAGTAACACTTGCCGACGAAGTGGATTGGAAAGGTTTAGATAAACCAACTGACTTTACCAAGGCTAAAGTTTCAAAAATCCAATTATCAAGCAATTTCTGTGCGATTAAGCAGATTGATGGTGATGGTGATACATTGGGTGAAACAGACATCACCACAATGTGTTCAGAGGGTACGGAAACAGAAGCAGGCGAAATTGAATACGGTTCAATTAAGCTCTCTTTCTATTACGCCCCAGCAACAGACATGCAAAAAGATTTGCGTAAAAAATTCTACGACAAAGAAACGTTCCCTTGGTTAATGGTTTTGAAGAATAATCAAGGTGCTTTATATGGTACAGGCTTTATTCAAACCTCACCTAACTTCAGTGGTGAAGTGAAAGGTAAATTTGAATCAGGCGTAACCATTAAAAAAGCGAAACGTGATTATTTTTTACCTACAACAGCGTAAATAACAAAGCCGAGAGTTAATCCTCTCGGTTTTCTTTTTCTAGGGCGGAACGAATGAATTTAAGAGATAAACTTTTATCACACAAACCAAAAGTTAAACCAGTCGAAATTTTAGGTGATACCTATTACATCCGTGAGTTTACCGTTGGGGAAATGAACAAAGCCTTATACGGACAACAACAAGAATTAGTGCGCATTGCTGAGGCTCAAGGTATCACGCTTGATTTTACCAATGAAGATACATTAACCGAGCAATTGGCCAAAGTTTACGACAAGCACAAATTAACTCGCACAATCGCAATGCGTTTATGCGATGAAAACGGTGTAAACCTATTCAACGCAGAAGATGAAAACGATTTAGAGCAATTAGCGCAGTTAGACAAAGCGGTTATTGAGCAACTTAACCAAGCCATTATGGACGGTGAACCAAAAAACTCACCAGCCGGAGAAAGTTCCAAATAAACCTGTCACTTTCTCTAGGTAAAACGCTAGAAGAAATTGAGCAGATGCCTGAAAGTCATTTACAGGAATACCGTCTATTTTATGAAGAACAACCGTTCGGATTGTGGCGTGATGATTATCGCTCGGCTCAAATTTCGCATGTTTTAGCAATGGTTAATCGTGATCCGAAAGGCAAACCGCCAGAGCTATCAGATTTTATGCCTTTCTACAAAGAGCAAAAGGAAGAGGAATTTGATGACGGTTCTGCTGAATACTTGGCAAATAGATAACTGGAGTAAAAATGGCAGGCTCATTAGGACACTTAAATATTCAACTTGAGTTAGATCAGGTTAAATTCCAAAGCGGTATCAATAACGCACAAGGCAGAGTCAAACGCTTTACCGATACCACTACAAAACAATTAAGCAATATTGAGCGGTCAATGAACTCGCTCAATCGTGTATCTGCGAACCTTTTTAAAGCTGGTATAGCTGGATTTGGTGCAAGTCAATTAAAAGGTTTTGCCGATGGATATACAGAAATTCAAAATAAACTTCGATTAGTTGAAAGTGCATCAATTAGTAGCTCGAAAGGTTTAAATAACGTTTTTGATATTGCATTAAAGACTAACCAAAGTATTAATGCGACCTCTGGAGTTTATCAACGATTTGCTCAAAATGCCGAAACATTAAAAATTAGCCAAGCACAGATCGCGAGTTTAACTGAAACGGTATCTAAAGCCGTTGCGGTATCTGGCGCAAGTGCAGGTGCGGCAGATGCGGCCTTGACACAGTTCGGGCAAGCGTTAGGAAGTGGGATTCTTCGTGGTGATGAATTTAACTCCGTAATGGAGCAAACGCCAGCATTAGCGAAAGCGATTGCAACTGGTTTAGGTGTTACAACCGGCGAACTTCGCAACATGGCGAAAGAGGGTAAACTAACAATGGACGTTCTTGTTCCAGCGTTAGAACGAGCCAAAGAATCCGTTGACGATCAGTTTAACACTCGAATCCTTACTATTTCCGCAGCCTTTGAAAACCTAAACACATCAACCATTAAATGGATTGGTGAATTAGACAAATCGACAGGAGCGAGTGAGGCATTTGCTAAGGCTATCAACGAAATCGCCAATCACCTAACTATCGTGGCGAGCCTTGCAGCAGGTGCAGGTGTAATTTGGAGTGTTGGTAAAATCCGCACTTGGATTGCCGCTAGTATTCAAGCCTCTGCTGCTATGTCCGCTCAAGCCGCAGCAACAAGAAATCTTACTGCTGCACAGCAAGCTTTAACCGCAACAGGTAAAGGCTTAAGCGGTGCATTAGGTTTTGTTGGTGGTCCACTTGGCTTATTAACTCTAGGTTTATCTGCTGGCGCTGGTGTATTCCTTGATTACCAACAAAAAACAGAATCCGCTAGACAAGAGCTATTATCCTTTGCTGATAGTTTAGATGTAACTACTGGTAAATTAGCCAATACATCAGCCGCAGTCCTTGACGGAATGAAAGCTAAATTAGAGCAATCCATTACCGCACAAAAGGACGAAATTCAGCGATTAGAAGAAGAGTACGCAAAACTCAATAGAATAGTCGAACAAGGCAAACAAATCGCTCAATCAAGCGGTAGAGCGGAAGATTCGGCATATTTAGATGCATTAGCAAAAGCCACTCAAGATTTAGCAATCAAAAAAGCCGAATTAGCTAAAGCTAACGAGAAACTCACTAAGTCAGAAGATGATTTAAAAACAATCATTGGTCAAGTTCCTGTTGCTGAATTTCACGACAAATTAAGAAGTTTATTGCCGACCTTAGATATGTCTAAGGTTAATATCGACAACATCGGCTTTTCACTTGATGACTTAAACCGCATTTTCCCAAGCGCTGAAAGTGGCGCTGCGTCCATTACAAGTGCGGTTGAGCGAATGGGTGCGATGGCCGTCTTGGTTGCAAGTCAGTTCAACGCTCTTGGTTTTAGTGTTCAAAACGCTTTAAGTGATAAGGCGACTAAGTTAATCGAGCGAAACAATCGCCAAATTGCAATTAACAAAGAAACCGACCCAACCAAGAAACGCAGACTTCAAGCGGAAGATAACGCATTAAATAGCGGATTTGAAAAAGATTCTGCTGATTTTTCTGCGGTGGTGGATAGTAACTTTGCTTTATTGGGTTCTCAAGCTATTAGTAAAGCTGGCTCATCTAAAAAAACAAAAGGCGGCAAATCAGGCGGTTCTAAAGTTGATTATGTGAAACAGTTCACAGACCAACTTAGTGAGATGGAGCGCAGACTTTCAGAAATCCGAGCGAATGCTCAAGATATTTCTGTATTCGGTCAAATCAGCCAATATCAAGAGTTAAACAAAATCACTCAAGACATCGCAGCGAATGGTGAAAAATACGCTCATTTTGGCGCCGATGGATTGGCTAAGCTTAAAGATATGGCGGCTCAAATTGATGCTGCACAACAAAGCGTAGCAATCGCACAATTTACCTATGATAACGGTGAAAAACTGCGAGCAATGGAGTTTGAGCTTGAATTACTCGGCAAGACAAGACAAGAGCAAGAATTAATTCAATACAATCACCAATTAGACCTTGAGGCAGCTCGGTTAAAAATCGGAATGTCGCAAGAGAATATTGCTAAACTTGACGAAGAAATCGCTAAATTGAAAGAGCGTAGAGCGGTTATTCAAGAGACTGAAAATCAGAGAAAATCAGATCCGATTGCAGGCATTAAAGACGGTGTAAATCAAATTCAAGATACCGTTGGTGATGTAGCTGGAAATATCTCTCAAATCACTCAAAACGCTTTCAATGGGATGTCAGATGCTTTAACTAACTTTGTTGTAACCGGTAAAGCAGACTTTCGCTCAATGGCGCAATCAATCTTGAAAGATATTTCATCAATGATTGTGAAAATGATGATTTTCAACGCTATCAAATCTGCTGCAAGCTCTTTTGGGTATTCCGATGGCGGTTATGTTGGTTTTGCTAGTGGTGGTTACACTGGTGACGGTGGTAAATATACACCTGCTGGCGTAGTTCATCGTGGCGAATACGTTATCACCAAAGAGGCAACATCACGATTAGGGATCGGCTTTTTAAATCACCTTAATTACGGTCGTGGGTATGCTAACGGTGGTGCGGTTGGTTCTATTCCGTCGACTGGTTATAGACCAATGGCAGGTGGTAGCATTTCCGTTAAAGTGATTAATAATGGCGAGCCAGTCAATGCGAATGTAGAGCAAAGACAGCGAAACGGTGAAACCGAAATTACAGTAGAGTTAATCCGCCAAATAGCACGAAACGAAACCAATGGCATTATTTCGAATAATATGCGTTCTGGCGGCGTGTTTGCTTAGAGGGTAAATATGGAAACATTTAAATGGTGTATTAGACCTGATTTTCAGATTGATAATGAGCCGACAGTAAACACGGTTGAATTTGGTGATGGATATACGCAACGCCAATTACAAGGGATTAACAGCTTACTCCGTTCTTATTCTGTATCGGTTAAGGTTAAAAACAAAGACCGCCTAGAAGTGGATGAATTCTTTAAAAGACACAAAGGAATTCATCCTTTCTTCTTTAAAGACCCGTTTACCGGTAAGAATATGAAAGTTATTTGCAGTAAGTGGCCAGCAAGAATGAGCTTAAACTTCACAGAGTTTACTTGTGATTTTGTTGAGGTGCCATAATGCCACAACTAATTAGCAACAAATTCAAGTTAGACCTTGCAAAGTTAGAGCAAAACGCACTAATTGAGCTGTTTGAAGTTGATTTGCGTGGATTGAAAGATGCGGACGGTATAAACGGTGAACTCTATCGCTTTTATGCCGGCACTAACGAAAAATCTCAATCCATTGTATGGCAAGGCAAGACTTATGAGCCATTTGCTGTAAAAGCTGATGGCTTTGAAATGTCGGGCAATGGGCCAAGCAACCGTCCAACATTAACACTAGGGAATGTTGGTGGATTTATTACTGCACTTTGTAATCGTTTTGAGCAGTGTTTGGGTGGTGTAGTTAGACGAAGATTAGTCTATATGCACTATCTCGATGCGGTTAATTTCGTAGATGGCAATAAGCAAGCTGACCCATCGCAAGAAGTATTGAGCTATTTCTTAATTGAGCAATTATCCTCACTTAATCGAGACGTAGCTCAATTTACTTTAGCCTTACCGTCAGAGACAGATAACGCATTAATCGGACGAATGATTACTTCTACTTGTAATTGGCTTTATCGTGGCGTTGAGTGCGGTTATACAGGTCGAGCAGTTGCAGATGAAAAGGACCAACTGACAACCGACCCCAAAAAGGATAAGTGCAGTGGATTATTGACCGGCTGTAAGCTAAGAAACAACACGCACAACTACGGTGGATTTGTTAGCGTTGATAAATTGGGGTAGAGAATGGACGGAAAGCTACACAATGAAATAATCCGTTACTCGAAATCAAAAGAACCACAGGAAAGCTGTGGTTTTGTTGTTTTAGTGGGTGGCGAAAAAGCCTTTCTGCCTTGTGAAAACGTAGCGGAAGATAAAGAAAATTACTTTGAAATTTCACCAGAAGATTACATTGTAGCAAGTGAAAAAGGCGAGATTGTGGCATTGGTCCATTCACACCCACAAGGTGAGCCAAAACTCTCTCAGTCAGACTTACAAACTCAACTCTACAGCCAATTAGATTTTTGGTTAGTTTGTGATGAGCAAATTCATACTTTCCAGAAAATCCATTTTTTAATCGGGCGTGAATTTAATCACGGTGAAACGGATTGCTACACGCTATTTAGAGATTTTTACCGCTTATCGGGTTGTGAATTGCCTAACTTCGAACGCCCTAATTATTGGTGGGAAGAAGGTTTAAATCTCTATTTAGACAATATGGGAAAGTGCGGATTTGAGCAGGTTAAAGAACCTCAAATTGGTGATGTAATTTTGATTAGTGTTGGGGCAAATGTACCGAATCACGCAGCAATCTATGTTGGCGAACAAATGGTTCTTCATCACGCACCAAAACGATTATCTAAGCGTGACTTGTACGATGGTTATTGGCTCAAACATACGCACAGCATTTGGAGATACAGAGAATGGTCAACGTTAGATTTTACGGTTCCCTTAAACAGTTTGGAGCTGAATTTAGGCTAGATTGCAAAACACCTGCTGAAGTCGTTCAAGCTCTCACAAGTCAAATTCCAAAGTTAAGACAGTTTATTCAACAAGGCTTATTTACCGTAAGGGTTGGACGAGAGTATTTAGATAATCGTCACCTTGAACAAGGGCTAAACCAACACTTAAAAGATGATGCGACAGTCCATTTTACGCCAGTTCTAAAAGGTTCAAAGAAAGCAGGTTTATTTCAGACGATAGTTGGTGCAGTGATGGTTGTTGTTGGTGTATTTACTTCTTGGGCTGGCGGGGCAGCGTTAATTGCTGGTGGTATTGGTTTGATGGCTGGCGGGGTGGCTCAAATGCTCACGAAGATGCCGTCAATGTCAACTGGCAGGGACGCAGAGAAGAAACAGTCAACCAGCTTTTCAAACCTCTCGAATATGGCGGCTCAAGGTCGTCCAATGCCGATTGCTTATGGGCGAATTAGAGTTGGCTCACTGATTATCTCTCAAGGTGTTGAGACGATGGATATTGAGCGACAACCTCCAGAAGAGAAGAAAGGCAAGATAGTACCAAGATTTAGAAATAGGAGTTAGGCAATGGGTAAAGGTGGCGGTGGCGGTCATACGCCTGTTGAGGCTAAAGAAACAAGCCGAAGTAAACAGCTTGTCAAAATTGTTGAGGTTATTTCTGAGGGAGAAGTTGAGGGACTGGCTGATGGAATGAAGTCCGTCTATTTTGATAATACTCCAGTTCAAAACAAAGACGGCTCCTATAACTTTAACAATGTCCAATTAGAGGGGCGAGTTGGTAGCCAAGTTCAAGATGTAATCGCTGGATTTAACACTTCAGAAAAAGAAGTAAGCGTTGGAACGCAAGTTAGAAAGAATTTACCAATTACCCGAACTGTTACAGATAGCAAGGTATCTCGATTACGTTTAACCATTGGGGTTCAATCTCTATTTAGCCAGAATGAAAATAGTGACACAAACGGAACAACGGTAAATCTTGTTATTACTATCGGTTCTAAATCATATCCTGTTTCAATTAGCGGCAAATATAGCTCACAATATCTACAACAGCACACTTTTGATAATCTGCCTCCAGTTCCGTTTACTGTAAAAGTAGAACGAGTAACGGAAGATAGTAAATCGCAAAGACTACAAAACAACACTGTTTGGTCAAGCTACACTGAGATTATCGACACAGAGTTTACTTATCCAAATACCGCCTTAATCGGTGTGAAGTTTGATTCTGAGTATTTTAGTAATATCCCTGCTCGAACCTATGACCTGTTAGGCTTAAGAGTAAAAGTACCGAGCAATTACGACACACGCACTCGTAAATACACAGGAATGTGGGACGGCACTTTTAAAACAGACTGGACGGATAATCCAGCTTGGATTTTATACGATGTAGTCACAAGTAAGCGTTACGGATTGGGTAATAGATTAGGTGAGTTTGGAGCAGATAAGTGGGCATTATATCAAGTATCTCAATATTGTGACCAATTAGTGCCAGACGGTTTCGGTGGTCAAGAGCCTCGATTTACTTGTAATGCGTGGCTAACTGAGCAACGTTCTGCGTATGATGTGATTAATGATATTTGCTCAATCTTCCGTGCGATGCCAGTCTGGAATGGTCAACAGCTAACAGTTGTAATGGATAGACCGTCAGATCCAGTTTGGACATATACAAACGCAAACGTAGAGAAAGGCGAGTTTAACTATACATTCTCAGCTAAAAAATCACGACACAATGCAATCCAAGTCGAATATGCCGATAAGGATAACGGTTATGAAAAGGCGATTGAATACGTATCTGATGATGAATCAATCCGTAGAAATGGCTTAAACGTTAAGAAAATCACCGCTTTTGGTTGCACCTCTCGAGGTCAAGCGCACCGAACAGGTTTATGGTTGCTACAAACCGAAAAACTTGAGACTAAAACGGTTAGCTTTGTCGTTGGCGCTGAAGGCTTAATGCATGTACCAGGTGACATTATTAAAGTCGCTGATACGTATTACGCAGGAACTAACGTTGGCGGTCGAGTTTTATCGGTAAACGGTAAAAAAGTCACCCTAGACCGAGAAATTTCGGTTAATGGTAATAGTTATTTTAGCTATATAAACGCTCAAGCTAAACATCAAGATATTAAGATTGTATCTGTAAACGGTGCAGAAGTCACTTTAGACCAAGAGCTAACAGGACTAGAGGCTTATGGTGTATGGTCGTTATCCACTCAACAGGTAACAAGCCAATTATTTAAAGCCTTATCTGTAAAAGAAGAAACTAAAGGCAAATACACCATTACAGCCTTGCAGCACGAACCACAGAAAGAGGCGATTGTTGATAATGGTGCGAAATTCGAGCCTAAGGCAACATCAATTCTTGCTGTGCCACAGGTAAGCAATATCGGTGTAACGGTTAATCCTGACGGTAGCATATCGTTTGCTGGTGATGTTACTGGTGGGAATGGTGTTATTAAGTATGACTTCCGTATCTATAAAGACGGTGCGTTGTACGATATTAGACTTGGTCAAACCTCTCCAAATCTAAATCTGGACAGTTTAGAAAATGGCGAATATTCAGTTTTAATCCAAGTTAAGAATGATAAAGGGCAAGTTCTAAGCGAAAGAACGCAAACTTTTGTTATTGATAAACCGCCAGCTCCAACAGGCGTAAGAGTTACTGGTGGACTAGGAAATATCACAATCGAGTGGGATTGGGTTAATGATGCCACAGCTACAGAGATTTTTGTTAGTGAAACAGACGATATTAAGACAGCTACACGCTTAACGAAAGTTACAGCGAGAATGTACACGCACGAAGTCGGAGCTAAGAAAGTCAGATACTACTGGCTAAGACATACTCGAGGCGTGAATACTGGTCCATTTAGTCAGCAAAGCGGATTGCGTGGTGAAAGCTCTGTTGATATTGATACAGAGTTAGAGGTTTTAAATAAAAAGCTCTCTCAAAACATCGTTGATGAAGTAATAGACACAGCCTTACCAGCTCGAAACCTTGACTTAATTAAAACTGTCAATGGTTTAAACACTGGCGAATATCAAGGACATAAACAGATTTACAACACCGCAGACGGCAAACTATACACTTGGAACGGTAGCAAATACCTTGAGAGTGGCATTGATGCAAGCGGCATCCGCATCAAAACAACGCAATTAGTCGGCACTTTACAAGCTGACCAAATTGGTGCGAACACAATCGGAGCAGGTGCATTACAAGCTGGGGCGGTGCGAGCCGAACACATGGCAGCAGGGCAGATTACTGCTGACAAAATGGCTATCGGTCTTGGTGGCAATCTACTTTATAATCCTATTTTTGACAATGATGCCTATGGATGGGGTGAAAATAAAGGCAATGGCAGTCTAGCAGGACAAACAACAAGCTTAATAAGACGGACAAGCACTAAGTTTAATGGACTAGTTACTAATGGAGCTGTTTTGATTGGCGAAGTAACAGCCAATTCTAGTGTGTCAAGCTGGTGGCAAATAGCATCACAAATAGTGAGAGTTGTGCCAAATCAAAGATACTGTTTGTCGGCTTTTATTGATGCGTGGAACTGTACTGGAGAGCTAATGGTGCAAGAGCTTTCCAGTAATGGCGAAACGTGGATTAGAGACTTTGCTTTTTCTGGCCGAAAAGGTTGGGGGTTATCTGGTTATACGCAAAATGGTAGATTGCAAGAGAACACAGGCAGTATTGATCCGTCAACTCGCACTCACGTATTCTTTACCGCTCCTACCTCTGGCTATGTATCCATTGTCTGTATTATGCGAGACATACAATCAGCCAGTGTATTAAAAATAGCAAATCCAATGCTTGAAGAGTGTACAGAGTACACAACTCAGCCAAGCCCTTGGCAGAACGCTGGCGTAACAGCCATTCACGGTGGTTCGATTGTCACCAACTCAATCACCACTCAACAAATGGCGGCTAATAGTATTACAGCCAATGAAATTGCAACTGGTGCAGTAGCTGCGAAACATATTGCAGCTGGTAGTATCGGAGCTGACCATATTGCCACACGGTCACTAACCTCTGATAAGCTCAATGTATCTAGCCTATCTGCAATTAGTTCTAATATTGGTCGGATTAATGCTGGTGATATTACAGGGGTTAATATTCACGGTAACACAATATCAGGTGGAACAATAACTGGTACGACAATCAGTGGTACAACCGTAAACGGTGGTTCTGTTAAAGGTTCAGTGATTGAGGGTGGAACGATAAAAGGTGCGAGATTAGAGGGGGTTACTGGTAAATTTACAGGTACACTTGAGGTTAATCAGTTGGTGGGTGGTAATCTGTGCGAGGTGTTTGTGGCTAATGTAGATATTAGAGATGTTGGTTCTGGAAACGACAAAGTTAATTTCTGTACCACGACATTACATATTAAGCCATCTCCAGTTAAACGTATTGTATTTATAGTCAATTCTGACGTTAGCTTTATCGTTAATGCTAATGAGCGCAAGGATTACTATTACTCAAAAACCACTAGAAATGGACACCCTCCAGAGATTTTTAATATTAACAGCGGAAATCCTAAAATCTGCGTAACAGCCTATGCTGTATCTGATACAAGAACAATCTATCAATAAGAGGTAAGTATGACAACATTCAACAAAATCTTAAACCCAATGTATTCGGCTATTGCTGCATACTCAAAACAAGAAGATGGCTCAATTAGTGCTAAGTATGTATTAGGTTCAGGCGAGGATAGTGATGGTTCTGTGACTAACTTCACGCCTATTATCTCTGATTACAAGTGGATTGATGCAGTAGCGGCCAAAGAATTAATGAGTAAACCATTAACCAAAGACGATATTGGCAAAACCACAGAACAAATTGAGCTTTCTCGGATTTATGCTTATCTAAAAGAAAACGGTCAAATCGTAATCTAATCAACATTAACTAAACCAGCCGCACTTTGAGAAATCATCGTGCGGTTTTTATTTGGAGCAAAAATGGAAAACATTGAGCTAGAAACAGTGCGTGGTGATGATGACGGATGGGCTTTTGAAATCCTAGAGGATGACGAGCGGAAGAGTGATTTAACTGGTAGCAAGTTTGATATGTGGATTGAGCCAAAGAAAGGCGAAATTATCAAGTTATCAACTGAAACAGGTGAGATTACTGTGAGTGAAAATCTAGTAACCGTTACATTATCGCACGATAAAACGCTAGGGGCGAAGTGGGAAACTGCAAGCTGGGATTTGCAGTGTACAAGTCCGCAAGGATTAATTAGAACACTTGCAGGAGGCGAATTCACGCTTATCCACGATATAACGGAGGCGAGATGATTATTAGATTAGTTAAACGCTCAAGACCTAATATCAAGGTTAAAGTGCGTTTAATAAAAGAGATTGGCGAGAGAAAAGAAAAAATCCCAACTCTCGAAGAGCTAATTACTTTCTACAAAATAGGAGCCTTATAGTATGGCAAGACCAGAAATTACCACAGTTTTAACAGAGTTCGCTGAGTACTTAGGCCAAGAAAATAAGAAAATCAAAACCGCAATCGGAAATCTTGAGAGCTTACCGACAACGCATAAAGATTCAATCGTTGCTGCGATGATTGAATTCGGACAAAGACTTAATGAATTATCAAGCGGCGCATCAGGCATTAATGACAGTGCGACAAATGAAACAGCAACATTGTCAGCCAAGAAAATTCTTGAACTTGTAAACAAAGCAAAAACAGATGCCAAAAGCGAAATCTTAGGCGGTAATGTAGCGGCAGAGTTAGACACCATTAAAGAATTAGCAGATGCGTTAAATGGCATGAAAACAGGTGAAGATGGATTGAATAAACTCATTCAAAAAATCTCACAAGCTAACGAGGCATTGACTACACTCAGCCAGAAATTCAACGCTCTAGATAGCGTGAATTTAAAAGAAGCTTACACACGAGGTTACAATAAATAATGACACTTCAAGCGAATATATCAGAATTCGCTGAATTCATGGGAACTGAAATTAAGCGAATTGAAAAGAAAATTCCAGAGGGTGGTGCTAGTCAATCTAGCAACTCGTTAATAATCACTGGAACTGGACGACCAGATAAGCCTGATACAACAGGCGACGTATTAAATGGCGTTGCAAATAAGATTAAAGGTAACGAGCCAAACGGAACCCTTTATAATTCAACAAACGGTGCAGGCGTTGGGGCGTACTTGTGGCAGAAGCAGAATAATAAATGGGTTGTTATTTCTGGCGACACTGGCTCTAGACGAATGAGTAGAGATAGTGTGAATATTAAAGAGGGAAGTATAACCCTAAGACGAGTGAACAATACAGTTGAGTGTTCTTTCAGTAAAGGTCGTTGGGACACCATCTCCTTTTACGGGAGCAGTAATCCTAAATTTACACGAAAAAACCACGCCAAACGAATGGATATTCTACCTAATAACAAAATACCATTCGGCTTTCGCACTAGTATACCTGTTATGCTCCCGTTTTATAGCGATGACGGTGATGAGATTGCAACTGTGTATGTTGCTAGTATAGGTGATAGAGCTTATATCGAGTTAAGGTTCAGGGATAAAGTGCCAACGGCAGACCTTGATTATATGCGTATGCCTGTTATCAGTTGGATAACTGACGACCCATTCCCCGAAACCCTGCCTTAATATCCATATTGGCATAATAGATATTTTGAAACATCCGGATGTCTTTACGCATATTTTATGGCATTATTACAGCCCTGTAACTTTCGCAGTTTCGGAAAAATATGTAAAGTTTCGGAAATAAACAATATTACAGACACATAATAATCTGATTTTATTGATTTAAATTTGGTGTTTTAAAATTTGTACGTTTTGACTTCAAACGTGCTTAATTTTTAGCTTGTGATAAGAACACCAATAATGATGAGTTATTGGTGTTTTTTCTTTTCAGGCAAAGTGCGGTCAAATTTGAAATCGTTTTAGGAGTATTTTCCAATGAAGATAGCCTTAGGCATTGAATATAACGGAA